AGTGCCACAATGCAGAGGGAATAATGGCAAAAAGAACAATAAAAAGTACAATAGATAATTCGATAATTGCTTTAGGTAAGAAACTACCTTTCCAGTCAGAAGTACCAGAGCCTATGACAGAGGAAAGGGCTAGGTGTGAACAGGCAGGCGGAACTTGGGACGGTACTAAATGTATAATGCCCAAACCAAAGACAGCTCCAGAAAAAAAGACAGAAAAAAAACCAGAAGCAGATAAAGGAATTATTAGAGACCAAGATACAGGTAGAGTAACCGGTTTTACTAATGAGGCAGGGGATACATTTTTAGGGACAGAGAAAGAAATAGGTTTAATCGCTTCTAAAGACCCTTATGGAAACATAGAAGCTGGACAAGCAGCAGCCAAAAGGAATTTAATTGAAAGAAATGAAGCTCTTCAAAAATTAGGCCTAACTCCAGAACAAATCTCACAAATACAAGCCACAGCAGGAGAAGCCCCTATCGATTGGGGACAAGCGATAACTGCAGGACTTGCTCAGGCTGCACCTACTGCAGTAGGATACGGAGTAACCGCAGCAGGAGCATCGTTGGTAGGTGGAGCAACAGCCCCAGCCGCCCCAGTAATTGGAGCGATTGGAGCAGGAGTGGGATTTATAAAAGGTATGTGGAGTGGGATTCAAAATAATATTAAATCTCAGCAAAGTGGAGAGATAGCTTCCACTCAAAAAGTCTTAACAAACGCAAAGAGTAATTTAAGACAGATTCGTATGCTAGCCCAGTCAGACCCGTCTAGGGCAGACGAAGCAATATCTCTATATAATCAACAAATGGCCCTTGTATATAGGGCCCAAGCTAAACTACAATTAGAAGTTCAAGGAGATTTAAATAAATATATGGATGACGGGACAGAGAAACTAGTCGAGTTTGATTTATTCTTAATGGACGGGGGTTACGCAAGTTTACAAAGATTAAGGCTAGAAGAAGCAATTAGTGCGGGTGCTCCTATATCTCCCGAACAGATGCTTTTAGAACTCCAACAAGAAATGGAGTTAGAAGAATGAAGAAAAATAATAAGCCTATTATAGAAACAATAATAAATACAACTGCGTTAGCCTTAACAGCGATGGGAACACAACGTTGTATAGCTGGGGAATTTTACGGTTTTGCGTTAGTTTTATTTGGGGCTAGTTTAGAGTTCTTTAAGTATTGGGGTAGGAAAAATAAGTATTGGTAAATCGAAACATTTAAATACTTAGTTAGTGATTATATTCTATGGTAGAAGAAACAGAAAACTTATCCATCGTGGACGAAGCTAAGAAGATAAGGGACGAGATAAAAGCAGAGAACGATAGGAGAGAGAATATTCTAAAAGAAGAGAAAAAACTACGAGCTGAAAATATGTTAGGTAGTTCAGCAGGACAGCCAACAACGAACCCACAACTCACAGAAGAAGAACAAAAGAAACAAGCAGCTAAAGAGTTCTGGAAAGGTACAGCTATTGAAGACGCTCTGAATAAACAAGATGGATAAAGAACTTTTAAAAGAGAGCATCAAGACAGTAAGCGAGAGCATCAAGACTTCTAGAGAGAATTTAAAAAAGGCTACTCAACATATAGACGAGGGAGAGGTTATTTTAAAAGCTTTAAAAGATGAGTTGAAAAAGTTATAGTTATTCGGTTAATCGAAAGGTTTAAATAGTTCTTGTTTATAGTTTATTTATGGCTAACGAAGCAGTATGCATAGAGACCCCAACTGAATTCGAAAGAAAGACAGTTGCAGATGGTGGAGCGATACCTCTTGGTTCTTTAATGCAGTTAAGTTCTGACCCTAACACTGTTACTATTTCTGACGGTGCGAATGTTTTTGGCGGTATTGCGTGGGAAGAGAAGACAGCCTCTGACACAATAACAGAGATTACAGTAGCTATGAATGGTGTTTGGGATATTAAAGACTCAGGTGCAGGTATTACTTTAGGCGGAATTGCCTCTTTAAACGGGGTTAATCTTATTAAACAAGCAACAGAAGCCGAAATGGTTACAGGAAATATCGTCGGTAAGGTTCTTGAGACCGCAGCAGCTAGTGAAGTTGTAAGAGTTAAAGTAGGGAGAATAGTATAAAATGGCAGACTCAGACAGAGAAGCAGACTTAAGATACGAGGCTATTGATACAGCAGTAAAGGCAGTAGCAGCTTTAGATTACAAACTTAAAACATTATGTACAATAGATAGTTCTAGTGCGTGGACAGAAACATATTTTAGAGAAACTAATAACGATGAAACAGATGGTGGGACAGGTTCGCCTATTAAAGGAGTACCTCAGTATGCACCTTTTCCGTTCTTTGATGTAACAGAGACTAAGGTTCAAAGCATTATACAGAAGTACGCTGGAGAAAGTATAATCTCAGTAGAAGCAGAACAAAACGCTACTTTACCAATGCTTCAAAGAAAGATTTATAGGCTATCTCAAAAGATTACATACCAAGTTGACGCAGCTATCGAGAGTGTTTTAAGTGGTTCAGCAGGAAATACTTTTGCTATCACAGCTGGCAGTGAATGGGACAGTACAAATATAGCAAATAGAGACCCAGTTTACGATATTCTTTACGGAATTAATATGCTAAGAGTAGACGGAATTGACGCTTTAAATGGAAATGGTTACCTAGTTGTTAACGGGACTGACTACACTAACATTATATCAAATTCTAAAGTTTTAAATCATCCAACATTCCAAAGTGTTAGTGCCGTTCAGAACGGAGTAGTTAACACACTAGTAGGATTAAAGATAATGGTAAGCGAGACAGTAACCGCTGACCAAGCCTATATAGTAGTCGGTAAAATGGCTTTAACTTGGAAACAAGCGAGCCCTTTAACAGTAAAGACTATTGAAGACCCGGGAAAATCTACTACTATTAGAGCTTGGGAAAGAGGAGTTTGTCAAATCCCAGTACCTAACGCAGTATGTAAAATAACTAATACGAGGAAATAAATATGCTTGAGATTCTTAGGCCAAAAGCCTTAATTTTACCTAAAATTACAGAGGCCGTAAGAGATACTTTAGTCGCAGAGATTGGAACTATAATCTATAATACTACTTCAAATAAAATAAACTTCTGTAAGACAGCTGCGGCTGGGGCTGGTAGCTGGGAAGCAGTAACAAGTGCATAATGGCAACAACAGACATATACCAGATAGGTGGCGGACTTAAAGGCCGTAAAGCAGTAGCTTTCTTAGGCGGAAATGTAGACGATGGCGTGCAAATAGATGCGTTTATGGCCGCAAGAGTTGCAGCAAACGATACAGTAGGGACTTTTACCGCTTGGGTTAATGTTCCAGATAAGACAGGTACTTATTGTATTTTAGGTGGTGGAGACGCTAACGCTGTAGACTACTTCTATCTCGCAGTTGTAGCTGGAGAGATTCAGGCTAAATGTGCTAGGGCAGGTCCAAACGTTGCGTGGGATTTAATAACAGTTGGAGCAAGTTTAAGCCCTCACGAATGGCATCACATAGCGTTAGTTCAAAATGCAACTAAGCCGAAAATCTATGTTGACGGTGTAGAGTATTCAGTAAGCAAAGGAACTTTAACAGAAACAGATGTGACCGAGCCAACTTACTGGTTTGATACTTTAGCCAATATCGACGGCGGACATATAGGAGCAGCAGATAGTATTGCAGGAGATGCAGCATTAACTTTAGAATTTAAAGGTGGTATTTCTGACGTAAAGTATTGGAATGTTGCTTTAACAGACTCACAAATCTTAGACGATACTCTCGAAGTAAATAATACTACTTCTTTGATTTCTCACTGGGATTTTAAAGACGATTATATCGATAGTGTTTCAGCCCATAATGGTACAGCAGTAGGAGATATAATTTTAACAAGTAACTATTCAGAGTTTACAAGCAGGTTTAGATATGAGCCAGCTGCGGCTGCAGTTGTAGCAGATAAAGTAGTCTTTACAGCAGATGGTGGGACAGGTTACGCAGTCATAATTAAAGCAGCTTAAAAACTATAAATTTTTAAAGTTCTTATTTCTTAATTATCTATGGGAAGCAGACTAATTCCAAAACCACAAAAACAAGTAAAATTTATCAATCTTCCGAAAAGTGCAGGGATACTAGACGACTACGCTGTTCGTAAAAATATTGCTTCTAAAG